TCCGCCTCTACAACCGGCGCCTGACCAATGCCGAACTGCAGGCCATGACCGCATGACCTACCAAACCCACTTCCTCGTCTTTCCCGATCAGGCCACTGCCATGAGCGCGCTGGCCGCAGCCAACCTCGTGCGCTCGGAAGGTGACGACACCTACTACGACTACGGCATCGACATCGTCGGCCTGAACCCGCAGGAACTCGATCAGGCCGCCGGTTGCTACGACGCCGACGGCAACCCGATCTTCAAGCAGCACGCCGGCTACCACGTCAACTTCATCACCGACAAGCCGCTGCACGAAGCGCTGCAGCAATACGTCGTCAACCCGACCACGCCGATGAGGGTGTTCGCAGGAGCCTAGTCATGCCCCGCTACGACTTCGAGTGCTCCAAGTGCCAGTCCGTCGTCGAGCGGCTCCTCCCCCTTTCGCATTCGGACGCCCCGCAGTACTGTGATCGCTGCAACGAGCTGATGCAGAAGGTTTTCCTCCAAGCGCCCGCGGGTGTCGTCCAGCCCAACTACCCCGCTTACCGCTGCCCAATCACTGACAAGGTGATCGATGGACGCAAAGCGCACGAAGAAAACCTCGCCCGACACGGCTGCCGAGTCCTCGAAGCCGGAGAGAAGGAGGCTGCCGAGCGTCATCGACTGGAAGCTGACGCGGCACTGGATAGAGGAATTGAAGAGACGGTTGAGAGGGAAATCGCACTGATGCCCGCCGACAAGAAGGAGCGGCTGGCGAACGAGCTTGCGGCCGGCGCAGACGCGACGGTCGAACGGCACTAAATCCACTGGGAACGAAGGATAAGGGAACTACTATGAACGACAACAATGGTGCTCCGGCTCCGGCTTTGGCGCCCGCGGGCGGCGAAGCTCCTGGCGGCGTGGACATCGCTTCCGCTGTCGACGACATCGGAGATGCGCTGCTCGACAGCCTTGGAGTCGACGAGAAGGACCGCCAGCCCGAAGGCGGAGAGGGCGCGGAAGGGGGCGAAGGCGGAGAAGGCGGCGACCCGGCCGCTCCCGAAGGCGAAACCCCTGAAGCCAAGGCTGCTCGCGAGGCCAGCGAAAAGGCTGCTGCGGATGCCGCGAAGAAGGGCGCTCCCGCCGCCGCTGCCCCCGCGACTCCTGCTGCCCCGGCCAAGCCCGACATCGACCCCGCCACCGGCAAGCCGAAAATCCCTGCGACCCTTCCAAACGGGCTCCCGCAGGAATTCCGCACTTGGCGCCCGGAAGCGCAGGCTCTGCTCCTCAAGGCTCAGGCCAACCCTGAACTCAAGCCGCTCGTCGACGAAGCCCTGAAGCGTGAGCAGGACATGGACAAGGGCATCGCGCAGTACCGCGAAGCCGCTACCTACGCCGACGCTTTCCGCAAGGTCGTCGCCCCTTTCATGCCACTGATGCAGCACCACCAGATCGACCCGCTGAAGGAAATCGGCCAGCTCCTCAACTTCCGCGCTGTCCTGGCCCTCGGTACCCCCGAGCAGAAAGTGGGTCTCCTCCGCACCATCGCCAAGCAAGCGGGTGTGAGCTACGAATCCCTGGGCGCGGAAGAGCCCGCCGTTGCGCCCGAAGTGGCGGCCTTGCGCGAGGAGCTGTCTACGGTAAAATCCACGACGACGCAACAGCTCGAGGCTCTGCGAGCAGAACGAACCGAAGTTCTGCGCAAGGAACTGGAAGCTTTTGCAAGTGACCCTGCGAATCGCTACTTCGATGAAGTCGCCGGAGACATCCCACGGCTCATCAAGTCGGGCCTTGCGAAGGGTTACAAGGACGCCTATGAAATGGCGGTGAAGCTGAACCCTGTGGTCTCCGCGAAGGAGCAGCAGCGTCTCAAGGACGAAGCTGCCGCCGAAGCGAAGAAGCAGGCCGACGCCGATGCCGCTGCCCGTAACAAGGCCAAAGGCGCGAATGTGACATCGAGTGCGAAGAATCGGAGCGCTGCGGCTCCTGTCGGTAGCATCGAGGACACGCTGAGAGAGACGTTCCGGGAGATCAACTCCCGAAGCTGAGCGAGTTTTCGTTCCCACCAACCTGACAGGAGTACCTTTTCATGGCTTCGCCCAACAGCACCTTCACGGAGCTGGTCACCACCACGTTCCGCAAGCACCGGCGCAACATCAAGGACAACGTGAGCAAGAACAACGCTCTGTGGTCCTACATCGACGCCAAGGGCAACATCGAACACGTCGACGGCGGCCTGACCATCGTCGAGATGCTCGACTACGCCGAGAACTCGACCTACCAGCGCTATTCGGGCTACGACGTGCTCAACGTCCAGGCCTCGGATGTCCTGAGCGCGGCCGAGTACCAGTGGCGCCAGCTGGCGGTCCACGTCACGGCCAGCGGTCGCGAACTCCGCATCAACAGCGGCGAGTCGCGCATCGTCAACCTGGCCAAGGCCCGCATCAAGAACGCCATCCGGACCTTCAAGAACAACTTCTCGGTGGACCTGTACTCCGACGGCACGGCGGCGAACCAGATCAACGGCCTGCAGGCCCTGGTCGCGGACGCAGGCACCGGCACGGTCGGCGGCATCAACAGCTCCGACTTCCCGTTCTGGAAGAACAAGGTCCAGTCGGCGGCTGCCCCGCTGCAGGGCGGCGGCGCCATCGTGCCCAGCGCGAACACCATCGAGAGCCTCATGCTCCCGCTGTGGCTCGAGCTGACCCGCGGCGATGACCAGCCGAACCTGATCGTGATGTCGAACGACTACTACACGTTCTTCGAGCAGTCGCAGACCTCGCTGAAGCGCTACACCGGCGACACGAAGGCCAGCGGCGGGTTCGTCAGCCTGAAGTACAAGAAGGCCGACGTGATCTTCGACGGCGGCAGCGGCATCCCGACGGCGCACGCGTACTTCCTGAACACCGACTACTGGAAGGTGATCAGCCACCCGGACGCCGACATGACCATCCTGAACGAGGAGGAAGGCCTGCGTCCGTACAACCAGGACGGCGTGGTCATCCCCATCCTCTGGATGGGCAACGCGACCCTCTCCAACCGCTCCCTCCAGGGGGTGATGAAGGCCTAAGCCGCGCGCCGAATTGGGTTCCCGTTATGTGACTATAACGGGTTCCCGGTTCGGGGCAGGTCAATCACCTTCTCACTGACATCAAGGAAACCACCATGAGCAACTTCCTCATCACCACGCAGGGCTACGTCGGCGCGCAGCCGATCGCCACCACCTCGACCGAGAAGCTGCATCCCCTCGGCACGCGGGTCCGGGCAAGGGACTTCGCCACCACCGACTACGGTGAAGGCGAGTTCATCTACCTGAAAGGCGTCGCCAACACCGTGGTTGGCTCCGTCGTGCTGTTCAACCCCGACGACTTCACGACCAGCTTGCTGGCCGCGAACGACATCGGCCCTGTCGCTGTCGCCATGAGCGCCAACGTCGCCGACCAGTACGGCTGGTACCAGATCTACGGCAAGGCCGTGGGCAAGGTCCTGGCCGGGTTCGTGGACAACGCGAACTGCTACGCCACGGCGACCGCGGGCAGCATCGACGACGCCGTCGTGGCAGGCGATCGGGTGAAGAACTGCAAGGGCGCCTCCGCGATCGACACGCCCAGCACGGGCCTCGCCGAGCTGGAGATCGCCTACCCCGTCATGGACGACGGGCTGGCAGCGTAAAGGCTCGGGTAAAGCCGAGCGGCCGACCTGTTCCCTTCGGCTGGTTCGCCGGGCCACAGCGAGCGTTAAACCTCCCTGTGGCCCGGCGTCCTTTTAGGGAACGTCAGATGCAATTGGGAACTGAAAAGGACATACTAAAATGCAAGTCCAAGTGAAAGAAGAGCGCCCTCCCTTCGTGCAGTTCGTTCGGCGCGAAGTGGAAAACCGTGCGGAGTCCATCGTGCAGGGCAAGTACGTCGCCCGCTCGGTCGATTACGCGCTGATCACCCCGCAAGGCTCGCGGGACTCCGTGGAACGCGAAGTCGATGTCTGGTTCGTGTACCTCTCGGAGCAGGCGAAGCAGGGCCGCATCGACCCCCGCTGGGTCGACGGCTGGAAGTACGCCTACGAGCAGTGGAAGAAGGGCGAAGAAATTCCGCTGAACGGCACCCCCATCCGCACCTGGCCCGTCGTCACCCCGGCGCAGGTCAAGCTGCTGGTCAGCCTCCACATCCTCACCGTCGAGGACCTGGCCGGCGCCAACGACGAGACCCTGGGACGCATCGGGATGGGCTCAGCCGAGCTGAAGAAGCGGGCCCAGGACTATCTGAAGGAAGCCAATGGCCCCGGGAAGCTGGTCCAAGAGGTCAGCGCCCTGCGGCTGGAGGTCGCTGACCTCAAAGCCCGCTGCGAAGGGCTTCTGGCCGTGAACTCGGACCTCCAGCAGCAGCTGGCCGCGGCGGGTCTCAAGCCCCCCGAGCGCCCGCAGCCGCGGGAAACCGCCGAAGTGAGCCTCTAAGCTGCAGTTAAGGGAGAGCCGCCGTGCCGATCATCATTCCCACAACGCTGCCGAACGCCCAGACAGTCAAGACGCTGGTCCAGGAGTTCTGCGAACGCACGGGAATCAAGGTCCCATCGACGGTTATCTCTTCGGTGGACCCGCAAGTCCGTCAGATCGTCGGCCTTCTCAACGAAGAGATCGAAGAGCTGTGCGAAGGCCCTCCGCTGCAGGTCATGCTCGCGGAGTTCTCCTTCTCCGCGATCGCTGCCGAAGAGCAAGGGCAGGTCGAATCGCTGGTCGGAGAGCCCTATCGTGCGATCTTGAATGATGTTCTCTGGAATCGCACGGCAAAGACGAAGCTCGTGGGCCCGCTGTCGCCGCAGGACTTCCAAGCACAGAAGGCTTTCGGCACCAGCGGGCCTACCGGCCAGTACCGCATCCGCGGGGACCGGCTCTACATCCTGCCAACTCCGACCGCAGGCGATACCATCGCGGGGGAGATCATCCGTCGTTACGCTGTGATTCCTGATGGCGGCACCCTGCCGACCAAGGAGCGCTGCACAGCCGACAACGACACTTTCATCATCCCCTACCGCCTGCTGATGGCGGGCCTTCGGTGGCGGTGGAAGCGAGAAAAGGCCTTGCGCTACGCCGAAGACAAGGAGCGCTACAACCTGATGGTGGGCAACTACCTGATCAAGTCTGGCACCAAGCGTGTCCTCAGCATGGACGGCGGTAGCGGCGATGTCAAGCCGGGAATCTTCGTCCCCGCGGGTAACTGGACACCCTAATGGGACGCCTTCTGTCGCGAAATCGGCCAGGGATGGCGCTGGAGGACAACCTCCGCAGCGGGGAAGGCTTTGGAGAGCCGGTCCCTTTCCCTGTCCCGGTGAAGGGCTGGAACGCTAGGGACCCGATCGCGGATATGGACCCGCGGTTTGCCCTGCGCCTCGACAACATCATCCCCCGCAGCTACTACTGCGAGTGGCGCTTGGGCCAAGAAAACTGGCTCACAGCCATCCCCACGGCCACCAAGTCCCTCCTTCGCTACACCAGCCCCACGGCGAAGAAGCTGTTCGCCGCTGCAGGCGCAGCTATCTACGACTCCTCGGTCGCGGGGGCCGTCGGCGCTCCTGTCGTCGCTGCCCTCACGTCGGACCAGTGGCAAGACGTGATGTTCTCGAACTCGGGCGGCTACTATTTGGTGATCTGCAACGGCTCAGACCCGGTGCAGAACTACGACGGCGCGGCGTGGAGCGTCCCCGTTATCACCAACGTCTCTTCCAATGACCTGGAAAACGTCTGGAACTGGAAGACCCGCCTCTGGTTCACTAAGAAGTCTTCGCTCAGCGCGTGGTACCTCCCGATCAGCGCGATCGCTGGAGCGGCAACGGAGTTCCCCCTTGGCCCGCTGTTCAAGAAGGGCGGTTCGCTGCTAGCAATCGGCAGCATCACCTTCGACTCTGGCACTGGCCCGGACGACCGCATCGCCTTCTTCACTACTGAGGGCGAAGTCGCCATCTTCGCAGGCACCGACCCCGCAAGCGGCCTCAACCTGATCGGCACTTACCAGATTCCGAAGCCCGTCGGCAAGCGCTGTCTGCTGCCTTACGGCGGAGACCTGCTGGTTCTAACGGAGCAGGGCGTCTACCCGCTCTCCAAAGCCATTCAGTCCTCCTCGATCAATAGGGCTACCGAACTCACTTACAACATCTCCCCTGTCTTCCAGTCCGACGCCAGCCTTTACGGCAGCAGCTTTGGCTGGCAGATGGCACTTTTCAGCGAGCAGAACCTCCTGATCGTCAACGTCCCTTCGACTGCGATGGGCGGGCTGTCTCTTCAGTACGTCATGAACACCCTCACCGGGGCCTGGTGTCGGTTCGTCAACATCAGTGGCTACTGCCTCAGCGTGTTCGACGGCAAATTGATCTTCGGCGGGGCGGCAAAGACCTTCCGCGCCCTCTCCGCTTCCAGCGATTTCGGCGTCAAGATCAAGGGCGAGCTGTTCACCGCTTTCTCCCGCTTGGGCAAGACCGTTCGCAACAAGCATCTCAAGATGTTGCGCCCGCACATGCTGATCGACGGCGCGCTGACGATGGACCTTGCAGTGCTGACCGACTTCCAAATCAACCCTGACTACCAGCGCGGCGACATCGTGCTGGGCGGCGGGGCGGGCGGCATCTGGGATACCAGCGTGTGGGACGGTGCGCTATGGGGATTCGGAGATTTCAACCCGCTGGAGTGGAAGACCGTCTTCGCCAATCCCGCGAGCGCTCTAGCGATCGGCTTGCGCGCACACTCGAACTCGGTTACCATCAAGGCCAGCTCGTTCGATCTGCTGTTCGAAGCCGGAGGAGTAGCCCTGTGACACAGGCACCACTCAAAGACTTCCGCTTCCCGCTGACCGGGTGTGACGACCTGATCGGTGGGTGGGTGACGAAGCTGGCGGGTGGTTCGTGGTTCCCAGGGCGTGGCCGGTGCATCGGCTTGGTCGATCGAAAGGGCATCGCCGCGGGAGTGATCTTTGAGGGGTTCACTGGCACGAATGTGCATCTGCACATCGCTGCTCGCCCGGACCTCAATCGGAGATGGCTTACGCGGAAGTTCCTGTGGATGTGTTTCCACTATCCGTTCGTGCAGTTGAAGTGCAGGCGCGTTACTGCAAGCGTGTCCTCTGCCAACAAGGATTGCCTGGCGTTCATCCGCAACATCGGCTTCCAGCTGGAAGCGACGTTGGAGGAAGGGTGCCGCGACGGCGATCTGCTGGTCCATGTGCTCTGGGCAAAGAGTCCGTGGGTCCAGTCCCTTCTGAAGTATGGCGAGGAGCGCAACTTTGAGCAAACCCGAAACTCCGCAGCCGCCTGATTACATCGGCGCAGCTGGCGCGCAGGGCGATGCCAACATCGAAGCCGCTCTGGCGGGCACGGCGCTAGCCACGCCGAACCAGACCAATCCCTTCGGTTCGACGACCTGGTCGAACACCTCCTACGACAAGGCGATGGCCGACTGGCTCGCGGGCAAGCCCGCGGGTGGCCCCGCTTCCGGCACTGGCTACACCACGCCTGGCTTCGACCCCAGCATGAGCGACTACACGCTCTTCGGAGGGGACGCGGGAGGGATTCCTGCCGACCTCGCAGCGGGGTTCTTCACTGGCGGGCTTGGGACGCTCAACGCTCCCGGCGGCTCCGTCAACGCCGCGATCGGCAGCAACTTCAACCTCCCAACCCCCGGCGACATCTTCGGCGGTGGCGACGATCACCAGGGCCCGCAGTACGTCCCCTCCGAACAGGAGCGGGCTTACATGCAGTGGCTGGCCGCGCGTCCGGACCAGTCCAACTACAACCGCCCAGGCGACTGGTCGCTGAAGACCGAGTTCTCGCCGGAGCTGCAAGCGCTGTTCGATCGCACGGCCAACGACCCGCTGGCTCCCGCCGACCTCGGCGCTGGAGTGGAAGCGAATCGCAACGAAGCGGAAGACGCTGTCTACCGTCGAGCGACCCGCTACCTCGACCCGCAGACCCAGCAGCAGCGGGAGGTCTTCCGCGCTCAGCTGGCCGACCAGGGCATCCTCCCCGGTTCGGAGGCTTACACCTACCAGATGGACCAGTTCGAGAAGAACATCGGCACCAGCTATGCGGATGCTCGCGACCGCGCTATCATGATGGGTGGAGCGGAAGCCGATCGCAGCTTCGCGCAGAACATCCAAACGTACCTGCAGCGCCTGCGGGAACGTTCCCTGCCGTTCGAGGAATACAAGAACCTCCGCGGGCTGCTGCCGAGCGCCAACCCCTCAGCGCAATCGGTGCAGGCCTCGCCCATCCTCCAGGCACTGCAGCAGCAGTTCGGCGCGAATCTGCAGAACTACGGCATCGAGTCGGCCAACTACGGCTCTCAGATGGGCGCAGGTGCTGGCATCATCAGCGCCATCATCGCCGCACTGCTCTAACGGGACGGCACTACCATGTCATTCTTCGACAAGAAGCCCGACGCAGAGATGTACGGCGCTCCCGACTTCGACGAGTCGCGCAAGGCCGAAAAGCGCATGGAGATCATCCAAGCGCTGCTGTCTGGGAGCCCGCAAGTCCCGGTCAACAACTATGGCCCGTTGAACGCTATCGCCGACGTACTGGCGCGCGGAGTCGCGGGCTACAAGACCAACCAGCTGGCCAACACGCAGGCCGCGGGCATGGAGAGCTACCGCAAGAATGCGGCGGCTGCGAGCGCGGGACTGCAAGGTAACTGGGACAATCGCGAAGCCATCCTTTCCGCGCTGAATGACCCCTACGTTGGCGACGTGGCGCAGGAACGTGCGAAGGACTTCAAGGACACCTGGGTCGACGAAGGTACCGACCCTGTGACTGGTGCCAGCCGTCAGCGCAGCAAAACCACAGGCAAGCTGGACTACGGCCCAACGCCGTCCAAGGGTCAGCACATCACAGTCAACACTGGGCCGAAGACCCATGACGAGCTGATGAAATACGGCATCGACTACCTGAAGCGCAACGAGCAGCTCTTCAACGAAGGCGCTCAGCAGTTCGCGCAGACGGAGAAGGCTAAGGCTGCGATTCAGGAGGGTACTCTCAAGGGCAATATGGCGGGCGTCGCGCAGGCGCTGGCCGAGTTCACCCATTCGCTGGGTGCCCAGCTGGACCCCAAGACCGCCAACCTCGAGGTCGTCAAGACTGCGATGGTCCCGCTGGTCCTGGAGAAGCTGAAGGTCCTCAAGCCCGCCAGCGATACCGACCGCGAGTTCCTCCAGAAGGCGACTGCGCAGGACCCGACCATGATGGCAGACCAGGATGCGGTGGAGCTGTTCAACGTCTACCAGCGGGCGCTGCAGCGCAACGTTCAGCACTATACCAAGGTCAAGGACATCGTGGGGCGGCTGGCTGCTGGCGAGGCCCCTGGCCGGTGGACTGCCGATGTGTTTGCTACGCCGGACCTTGGGGACTTCGGCGAGGGCAAGGACCCTGCGACCCTCCCGGCCCCGGCGAAGCCGCCCAAGCGCATCCGCTATGACGAGCAGGGGAATCCGCTCCCATGAGCATCGAAGCGGAAGCCTTCGACGGCAGCGTCCACGAGTTCCCGGATGGAACTCCGCAGGAGACGATCAACCTGCGGTTGAAGGCCTACACGCTCAAGGCGAAAGCAGCGGCGGGTCGCAGGCAGGCCGAGTTCCAGAAGCAGGTAGCTGCTCGAAAGGAGGCTGCTGAATCCCCGCTGACCCACGGCGCGAAGGTCCTTGGTCAGAGCATCGGCAAGACCTTCCTCGAGCTGAATCCTGTTACGTTCCCGCTCATCAACATGACTCCGAACCCCTCGGACTATGCGAGCGAGGAGGAACTGGCCAAGCAGGGGATGACCCGCCAGCCCGGAATCGACGAGAAGCTGCAAGAGCTGGGGACCCGCCCAGGCAGCAAGGTCGAGGAGTGGCTGTCCGCAGGTGGTTCGGGGGCTGCCGCTGCGATTGCGGGAGCGCCGGGCGCTGCGCTGGAGCGCCCACTGTTCACTCTCGCCAGCGGAGCTGGTGGCGGCGTTGGGAGCGAGGCTGGCGGGGCGATCGGCGGCGAAGGTCCTAGCGAAGGGCTGCGCCGGTTCCTGGGCGGGCTGGTGGGAAGCGCGTTGCCCGGCAGCTACCGCGCGTTCATGGGACACAAGGAAGACCTCGCGAAGAAAGCGCTGCAGGACGTGTCGCCCGAGGAACTCCAGCGGGCGCGGCGGGCTATGTATGATGCACAGCAAGAAGGCGTTCCGCTGACCCTAAGTCAAGCAATGGACCGGGACTCTACCATTGATCGCATTGCTGACGTGCTACAAACTGACGTTAGCGGCGTGAAGAGTCAGCGCTTGCTCCGCGAGCAGCCGCCGCAGGTTTCCGGCAAGATGAAGGTCAACATCGCGCGACTTCCTGGCGAGGCCACCAGCCGCCAAGAGGCTGCTAACATCGCCCAGGAAGCCTCGACCGAGGCCCTCAAGCAAGCCGACGAGTTCCGGCGAGCGGAGTTCCTCAAGCTCTTTGGCAACGAAGGGCAAGTGCGACTGCCGACCAAGGTCATGGAAACGCTGGACGCGCGGCTGAATCAGCTGGAGCGCCAGTACGTCAACCAGCCTGCCGCCGAGTCGATCCAGGACCTGCGCCAAGCGCTGCGGGATGGGCGGCTGCCGGCCCGCGACTTCATGAAGATGTTCGACTGGGAGGTTGGTGATGCGCCAGTGAGTCAGCGCGGAACCGGCTGGGTCAACCAAGTCGAAGAGCTCTCTGCGATCCTTCGCAGCCACAAGGCTGGGCTGTCGGCCCCCGGACCCAAGGCCAAGCCGCTGGCGAAGGAAGAGGCGGTCAAGGTCAAAGGCGCGCTTGACCTGGTTCGGGACGAGCTGGAGCGCTTCTCGCCGGGTCTCAAGGCAGCGAACGAGCGCTACCGCGAGCTGTCCCGAACGCTGGTCAACCCACTGAAGAAGGGCCCGGTGGGCCGGCTTGCAGCTCGCGGAGCCAATGAGACGGAGGAGGCAGCGGCGAACCGCGCTTTCGCGATCTTCGACGAGGGGACTACTGGGCGCTCGGAAATCCTTACCCTCCAGCGCGAGTGGTCAAAGGCTGGCCAGGATCAGGCTTTCCTCGATGTGGCGAAGTCGTGGCTGACGCGGAAGCTGACCCAAAACATCAAGGACTTTGGCGACCGCCCGAACGTAGCGAATCCGCAGGCTCTTTACACCGCGCTTTCTGGGAATGAAGCGCAGAAGCAAGGATTGCGGGATTTGCTGGTCGGAATGGCAAAGGCGCAAGGCTTGGATGATTCCAACGCCTATGCTGACGGCTTCATGAATTTTATGAAGGTTGTCGGGGCAGCGGCCCGCCGTCCTCACCTGCCCCCAGGCGAATCTGTGCCTGCCCTCCAGCAAGGCGCTGGCGGCAACCTGATCTCCTGGTTCCTCAAGCTCTTCTCCATCGTGCCATTCAGCGAAGCCGCTTACGCGACCAAGCGCTACTACTCGCAGAAGGCATTCAGCGCTATGGACGAGATCATGACCGATCCAGACAAAGTGCCGATGTTGCTGGAACTCGCAAAAGAGCCTATTATGTCTCGGAAAGCGCAGGTACTGGTGAATTCGCTCCTGGCGTCGACTGCGGCAGACCTCAACGACGTGCAGGAACTCCCGCCCGAACTGCGCGCCGAAATGCGTGCCCGTTAGGATTCCATAACAGGAACCCATTACCATGCCCTACAGCTCAGGAGCCTACACCCCAGCCTCGCCGGAGTACCCGGCAGTCGCTGGTACGGTGATCGTTGCTGCGGACTTCAACACGATCATCCAGGACATCGCCGACGCACTGTCGATCGCCTGGCCCCGCGACGGCCAAGCCCCTCCGACGGCGAACATGCCGATGAACGGCTTTCGCTTCACAGGGGTCGGTGATGCTGCCGCGCGCACGGACTACGTCAGCTGGGGACAGCTGCAGGACAACGAAGCGCACTTCGTCGACACAGTCGGCGGCACGGCCAATGCGGTCACGGCCTCAGTGACCCCTGGCATCACCGCGCTGGAGGACGGGCAGATTCTTTACCTGCCGATCGCTCTGGACAACACCGGGGCTGTCACGCTTGCTACCAACGGCCAAGCCGCTACCGCCGTCAAGAAGGACGATGGCTACGGCAACCTCGTGGACCTGGCCGCGGGCGACTGGCAGGCAGGGCACGTCGCTATCGTGCTGATGGAGGCGGGCATCTACCAGTGGCTGAACCGCAATGACGCCAACGCGCTGAAGCTGACGGGTAACCAGACGGCCGCGGGCACCAAGACTTTCAGCGGCGACGTGAATGTCGGCGGAGCCTTCGACGTCAACGGAGCCGCCACCTTTGATGGGTCAGCAGACTTCGACGGAGATGTGGACCTTACCGGCGCTACGATCTTGGGGCGTTATCCCTTCGTCTTTGAAGGCCTTACCGCAGACGCTTTCGAGACGACGTTCGAGATCACTGACCCCACCGCCGATCGCACGATCACCTTCCCGGACGCCAGCGGCACCGTCGTACTTGCTGGCGGCAGCGGTTCGCTGACCAAGTTCGAGAGCGCGGAGCAGGTGATCGCGATGGGTACAGTCTACACGCTGGCCCACGGCTTGGGCGGCGTTCCCTTCGGGATGTCAGCAATCCTGCGTTGCGTGAACTCGGAGTACGGCTACATCGCGGGGGATGAAGTCGTGGCCCCGCTGCCTCAGAACGACAACACTGGCGCCTCAGCGAACTTCCACGACGGCGTGGGTATCGCTGCCGATGGCACCAACCTCTACTTGGTCACCAACGGCTCCGGTGACCAACAGTTCCTTCGCATCGCCAGGAAATCCGCCCCCATCGGCGACGTAGTCATCATCACGAACGCGAACTGGAAGCTCGTCGGACGGGCCTGGAAGTAACCCAATGGCACTCCCACTCTTCATCGCTCCGCTCCTCGCCCAGGGCTTGAACCTGTTGGCGAATGCTGCGCTGGCGAAAGGTAAGGAGTGGGTAGAAGAGCGCACCGGCGTAAAGCTGGGTAAGGAACTCACGCCCGAAGACGCCGGGAAGCTGAAACAATTCGAGCTGGAAAACGAAGTGGAACTGGCCCGCATCCAACACGAAGACAATAAGCTGGATGCTATGCTTGAGGGGAAGCGCCTTGAAGACGTTAAGGACGCTAGGGCTCGGGACATTGCTATCCAAGCCGGGGGAAGGAAGAACGAGCGCGCAGACAATCTTGCTTACATGGCTGTGGGCGGGTTTCTGGTTGTCGCACTGGTACTGGCGCTTGCGGCGATTGGCGGAGTCTCTCTGGAGCAGGGCACCAAGGAGGTCCTCATCTACATTCTTGGAGTCCTACAAACGATCGTGGTGGGCATCTTCAACTTCGAGTTTGGCACGTCGAAGGGCGAACAGCGCAAAGATAACGCCATGACGAAGTGGCTGGACGAAGGGGAATGATGTATGGCGCCCACTGGCCTGCCACCCGGAACGCCAGAAAACTTCGCTTGGTTCGCTAGCTGGATTGCAGAGCAGTTCGGCAAGCTGGAGGGCAAGATCGACGCCCTATCGAAGGAGTTTATCACGCGTAGGGAGTTCGAGTCCCTGCAGCAGGATATTAGCCGAGCGCACCAGAAGGTGCGGGAGCTTCGTGTGATAGAGATTGACGAACTGGAGGATAGAGTTAAACTGCTTGAGGATGCTCGGATTGTCTCAGAGACGAACGAGAAGGCTCGCTTCACGATGGGCGAAAAGGTCCTTGGCGGGGTTTTCCTCCTGATTCAGGTAGCAATCAGCATTTGGGCAGCGATCTCAAAATGAGCCTTGTCGCAGAGCAGTTCGCCTTCGCGCAGGATGTCTGCAAGCTGATCAAGTTTGCGGCGGAGAACGGCTTTGTCGTGACGTTTGGCGAAGTGCAGCGCACAGAGGAACAGCAGGCGCTGTATCTGAGGACGGGCCGGTCCAAGACCCGCAACTCCTACCATCTTCGTCGGCTCGCTGTAGACCTCAACTTCTTCAAGGACGGCAAGCTCTGCTATGACTTAACCGTTCTAGCGCCGCTCGGTCAGTTCTGGGAGGGGCTGCACCAGTGGAACCGCTGGGGCGGCAACTTCGACAAGGACTGGTCGCGGGCCGACAGCTTCGTCGATTCACCCCACTTTGAGCGGCGCGTACCTGGAGTTTTCTAGCCATGTCACTCGGACATCTTATCGACGTCGTTACTGACCTCGCGGGCAACGCGATCACTAACGCGCGCATCATCATCAAGGTCCAGTCCAACGGAGCGCTGGCTACGATCTACTCCGACGCGGGCGGGACCTCCCAGATCGCGAACTCGGAGATCGCTGTCGACGACTACGGTACCTTCGAGTGCTACGCCGCAACGGGCATCTACAAAGCGGAAGTCTACATCGGCACTTCGCTGGTCAAGACCCGCTCGTACCTCCACATCGTGAACGCCGAAGACCTCACCGACGCGATTGCTGATATCGCTACGCTGGTCTCTGATCTCGACGCGCTGGAAGCAACCGTTGCTTTGATGCAGACCGGGGCCGGCGGCTTGGGCACGATGGCCCTGCAGAACAAGAACGCAGTGGACATCACCGGCGGCACGATCGTAGGAATTACGGACCTTGCGATCGCAGACGGCGGCACCGGCGCAGGCGATGCAGCGAACGCGCGAACGAACTTGGGGCTGGGAAGCATCGCTACTCAGGCTGCCAACAACGTGGCTATCACGGGCGGCACGATCACGGGCATCACGGACCTCCCTGTGGCCGATGGCGGCACTGGGGCCAGCAACGCAGCAGACGCTCGAACGAACCTCGGAGCGCGGGCCAGCACTTCACCGGTCCCTATTGGCATTGCCTGTGGCGATGAGACCACAGCGATCACCGCGGGTAACGGCAAGGTCACCTTCCGTATGCCGTTCGCTATGACGCTGACAGCGGTGCGGGCCAGCTTGACCACAGCACAGACCTCCGGCAACATCTTTACTGTCGACATCAACGAAGGCGGAGCGAGCATCCTCTCGACCAAGCTGACCGCCGACAACGGCGAAAAGACCTCGACGACGGCCGCAGCTGCGGCGGTGATCAGTGATGCTTCGCTCGCCGACGACGCTGAAATCACGATCGATGTGGACCAGATCGGAGACGGAACGGCAAAGGGATTGAAGGTCTGGCTGATCGGGTACCCGACCTAATGAGCTTCATCTTGAACCCGCACCGCTTCGGGTCAGTCCCGCCGGTGCCCGCCGCCAACATCCTGCTGATTGAAGGGTGGGATGTTTCCAACACGCTGTCCAACGCCGGAAATCTTAACGACACTTTAGGCCGAGGCTGGACTGGTTCAATCGCGGCTGGTGGCGGCTTCCAGGCGGGGCGCTATGGCGGGCGGGCGCTGACCTGCACTGCCACGACCGACTCCACCTCGTCGTTCCGCAAAGCGTTCACCGCCGGGACGACGCGGGTCTGCGGCGTCAGCATGCGCATCAGCAAGTCGCCGACGTTCGACCGCGACTTCCTCGCGCTGATCAACGGCACGACCGACCAGGTCAAGCTGACGCTGCAAGCCACCACTCGGAAAATCATCATCAAGAACGGTGATGGCACGGTGCTGCACACCACTACCGACGCGTTGGTGGTGGACCAGTGGCACAGCATCGAAATGAAGGTAGTCCACCACGCTACCGCCGGCGAGGTACACCTCAAGTTGGATGGCACTACCATTGCCACTGTGATTGGGGTCAACACTGTTAATGGAGGCGCAGCGAACATCGACGGCATGCGCGTCTGGCTGCGCGGCAACTTCACGCTGGCAGCCACCGGTGGCCATGCCTTCGACGATATGTACGTCGCTGACGACTTCCCGGCCTTCGCCAACGGGCCGCGCGTCGAGGCGTTAGTGCCGTCAGGTGAGATCGCTACGGAGCTTACTCCGCAGAGCGGCACCGACAACGCCGCCATGCTTGAAATCCCTTACAACGGCACGACCTACAACGACACCGGCCTGGGCACGCCCGGTAAGGACCAGCTCGGAATCACGGCGCTCGGTGGAGGCGTGACCGGCACGATTGCAGCAATCCAGCTGATGGCGGGTTTTGGCCTGCATGCCAGCGGCTCCGCATCCATCACAGCGTCCACCTGCCTGTGGTCCGGCGGCACCGAATACAACGGACCTGACACCGTCAACGCTACCAGCGACCAGTTGCCCGCGTGGGACGACATCCGCAAGACTAATCCGGCCAACGGCGGTGGCTGGGACGCTGCGGCAGTCAACGCCTTAAACATTGGCTATCGTGCCACAGCAGTCACTGCGGCATTTAGGGCGCGGTTCTCAACGCTAGTGCTTGAAGTCCTTGCAGCAGGGTAAGGCTTAGGCGTTAGGCACGGCCGCTAGTGCCACCGTCGGCGCAGGCGTCAAGCTCACCACCATCATCTTAGTCGAAGCGCCGTTCACGATCGGCTTGAGTTCGACCTGCCCGCTGCGGATAAGGCCCTGCATGATTTCTTCGAAGTCGCGGGCCGCGGGGAAGTTCGCGTGGACGAAGCGGTAGCAATCGCTGTAGCTGACGACCCGCCGAACTTCAATGTAGTGGGCTAGGCGCTCGGCATGGATGCTGGCCTCCGAGCGGCCGATCTTGCTAAACACCAACGGCATATCCTCTTCCAGATCGCTGATCATCTTGTCAGCAATAGCGAGGTCCTGGGCTTCGATCACTAGACCATTCCCGCGGGACGCCGCTAGAATCATCGCGAGCTTGTGGAGGTGGGTTTGCTTGCGCGCGATGTACCCGCCGAAGCGGTCTTCGTCGAGGTTCTCTGGGCGCTTTTCGTAGTGGGCTTTGTACCACTTCGTGCCGAAGGCGACCGCGCTGTCCGACAGCCGATACTCCCCGCAGAGGCTACCGATTGCCTCCAGGTCCTGGACAAGCTTGCGTTCAGTTTCCTTGAGATCGCGGGGGACTTCGAGCCCTGGGTAAGCGACGAACTTCGCTTTCTCGTCAGCATAAACGAACAGACAGCGGGAAGTGAATCCACCTCCAATAACGTACTCCGGGAAGTTGCCTGCAATCCAGCTGGGCGTGGTGCAGGCAATGAGGTTAATCCAGGGATTGACGATTTCGTCGTTCCCGCTGTGCTTGGTCTTCTTGCTGAAGGCGCCCTGCTTGCCGTCCCACAGCGAGACAAGGAGGTCCACCATCTCGCGGTCCTGCGGGTTCAAGAGGTTGCCGAACTCGCTGGACTCGAGGGTCATAGCGCACATCTCATGCCACTCACCAAGGTACTCGTAGGCCTCTTTAGCTTCAGCGAAGGCACTGACCAGCGCGGGCCAGGTCACTACGTCCGGGCCGAACTTAATCCCTGGGACCTGCTTGAGCAGCTTCATAGCAATGCCCGCGGTCGTCGACTTCGAGACGATGCCTGGCGGGGCTACGAGCACGATATACTGGTTCGGGTACCAGCGGAAGTAGGCCTGGTCGATGAAGACCTTGCGGCGAAGAGCGCCCGCGATCGCACTGACCCCACACCAGAAGTGCATATGTCGCGGGGCCTCGCCGAAGCTTGCGTATTCGACGTAGGTGCCCAGCCAATCGTTGAAGTTCCGATTCCCTGCTGTCATTTGCAAGCGCCCCACGACTCTTCAGAGACCTTAATCCCGATGGGAATGACCAGCGGGTCAGGGTAAGGGAGAACGATCTTGCCGCCCTCCGTTATCTGCGCCAGCTTGGCTTCCTTTTGGTGGGTCGGGAATTGGCCTGTCAGAGAGTCGTGGACTTGCAGTAGTACTTCGACTTCTTCCAGCTTGCGGAGGTTCTGCCAGATGCGATTGATCAGGAGACCGATAGTGGACTGCGGGACCCACGCCGCAGCCGCGCGTTCAGCGTCTTCATTAATGCGATCGAATTCGTACTTGCGGTAGCCAAAGATGTTCTCGACGTAGCGCTTCGAGCGCAGCTTGGCCTTCATGTCGTCCTGCCACACCTTGATGCGGCGGAACTTGCTCAGGTACCACTTTTGGGTCCTCTCGGCTTCAGCAACAGTAACACCAATCCGCTCAGCGATACCGCGAGCACTACCAAGATAATGAGTACCGTGGGCGAATCGCTTGAAAGTGTCGTATTTAGGGTTGACAGTGCCGTCGTCACGAAGCTTGCGGATAGTGGGGTCACGATAGAACTCCCTGGCGATTTCCACGTAAGGGTCCTTGCCCTCGCGGAGCATGGCTTTCATTTCGGGCTCGTCTGCCTCCCAGACGACGATGCGCAAGTCGGCCTTAGAGAGGTCGATGTCGAACATCGTCTTGCCGGGGTCAGGGACGAACAGCTTCCGCACGTTGGGGAGGGTGAGTTCGAGTTCCTCTTCCTCGCCGCCCGCGGGCACGTTCTGGAGATTGGTGCCGGAGCCAAAGGCGTTCTCGCTCGACGAGAGCCGATAGGTGTCGGTACCCGCGATGTTGTAGCTGCAGCGCATCCGATCGTCGATGTCTAGCGGAGCTGAGACGAAGGTGCCGAAGAAGACCCCAAGCGAGCGATGCTCCAAGATCTTGTGGACCAAGGGTTGGAGCAGCGGCTCGCGGGCCTTGATGCGACGGAGGGCCGCTTCGTCGAGGGTCGGCTTTGGCCCTTTGGGGGTGCGCTTGTAGACCACCGGCTGTTTGAAGTCTTCGTAGAAGAGCCGCTGCATCTGCGCGGGGGACCGCGGGTTCAGGTCGTGGCCGAGGACATCGCGGAACCACTGCTCGCGGGCAGCCATTTCCTCCTGCAGTTCCGAGGCGAACCGGGAGCGCACGACCTTGTCGATTCTCACGCCCTTGATCATGGCGTCGAGAACAGGCCAGAACATGGACTGCTGGAAGTCGTGCGGCCCGCGAACCCCCAGCTGGTCTACCAGGGCCTGCTGCGCCTCGTCAACCTCAAAGGTCTTAATGCAGTCCTTGCAGTTATAGGCCCAGAGCTGGTCCTCGCCCACCTTGGGGTCCCAATCCTTCGACTCACCCTTCCAGTAGACATGGTCCTCGCAGTACATAGAGGAGAGGAAGTCCAACCCCTTTGGGAGGGTTGAAAAGCAAGCGTGCTGCGCGATCATGGTATCGCGCTTCAGGTTCGGGATGAAGTGCCACCAGCGGTAGATGTATTGGGCATCGTAGAGGAAGTTCTGGCCGATAACGTGGCAGTTCGGGTGGGTCAGGAGCTGACGCAGGACCTCGACGATAGCGAGTTCTTCGTCTTCGTTCCAGTAGCCCTCCTTACGCTCCACGCACATTAGCGGGATGCAGAGAGCGTCGAACTTCGACCACGCCAGGCCGATACAAGCCATGTGCCCAGCGCGGGTCTCGATGTCCACCGCGAGCTTGGTCGGGCCCTCTTGGCACTTAGCGTAGAGGACCTCCAACCGCTCCATAGCTTGAGCGAAAGAGGGACGGATTATGAAGTCGTAATGGGGACGCGAATACTCCCTACTGGCGGATTCCCGCTTGGCCCGCCGAAGGTCGTGAACCAGCGTGGGCCGCCAAGTCCACTGACGGAATAGGGCTGCGGGGTGGTAGGTCGGAATCACCTTACACTTGAGGCCGGGGACCAAGTCCTGCTCCAGCATGGAGCCCCGCCAGTTCCCGATGCCCCACTGACCAGTAAGAGCCCAGAGGCTGACGTTCCCCAACGCGATGATCAGGTTGGGCTTGACAAGGTTGATTTCCTGGGCGAGGAGTTCTGCTCCCTCGCGCACGCAGGGCTTCACCTTCTTGTCGCGGAACTGAACGCAGTCAGGCGTCACGTCCTTCTTGGCGACAGGGATGAAGAGTTCGATCTTGTTGCCCGCGGGTTGCTGGCGGCAGACGTTCGTGACGAAGCACTCGCTCCGCATGATGCCAGCTTCGTGAAGCATCCGGTTGAGTTCCTGCCCGGAGGCTCCTACGAACGGGACGCCTTGGACGACTTCGTCGTTGCCCGGCGCCTCCCCTACAATCATGATCTTAGCGTTTGTTGGTCCGTCGGTACGGACCTGGATTACGGTTCCCATCGGCTAGCTCCCCCATAAGAGCGTCGCAAAAGTTAAAAGGGTTACAGCGCTGCTACAGCTTTACCGCGGCCTCCTTGATCGGGACCAAGTCGGATTCCCAGCACCCGCGGGTGTCCTTAACGTTGCTTCCGAGGACGAACTCCACTAGGTACACCGGCTCCGCCATCCACTGCTCCGCCAGCGGTGCTGTCGAGTGCTGAGGGGTTTGCATCCCTTGGTACCCGACGACTACGCCGCGCAGGTTTGCTAGTCGTGCCCACCTGTATCGGACTTGGTCCCCTATCCTGTACCGCGGGCCCGGCAAGCTCACTTGAGGTCACCGAGTCGCTTGGCAGCGATCGCATAATTTGCTGCATCGAGTTCAATGCCAGTAGCAAGGCACTTAACCTCGTGCGCAGCAGGAAAGATCGGTCCTGTTCCACAGAACGGGTCAAGTACCTTATCGCCTGCTCGGGCAGATCGCCGGAGAAGCTCGAGATAGAGAGCCACCGGCTTCTGGGCCCCGTGGCCAAGGTTATCGTCATTCGGGACGCTGATAACGTCAGGTCCAATGAAGTTAACCGGCTTATCGCCCTTGACCGCGAAGAGGATGATTTCATAGTGTCTCCGAGGGCCGGAGGTGGGCCAGGGGACCCGCCCGCCGTTGCCCGCCTTGTGCCAGATCAGTGGAGTGCGGTGGACCCGCCAGCCGACCAGCTCGACATAGCGCTTGAGTTCGTGGAAGCGGTCGAAGTCGCAGAACAGGTAGGCGTGGGCTTGCGGCACGGTAGCCGTGTCCATCAGGACCACGAACTTCTGCATTAGGACCTGCCAGGCCTTGTAGCTGTCGTCGTAGCGATGGGCCTCAGGGCCCGCGACGATCTTCCTGCCGGAGTCGCCGAAGTCGCTGGCGTCGATGCCGTAGGGCGGATCGCTGAGGACCACATCATAGCGATCGGCGGGTATCCAGTTGAGACAGCTCATGTTGAGCAGGGCGTGAAGTTCGCTGGCGGTCTTGGCTCCGAGTTCGGCAGCGCGAGCGGTGTTGCGGGCGACCTCCTCTTTGCGCTTCAGGACCTTGAGGGCGTCCTTGGCCGAAGGCGCTTTGGCGACATCGGGGTCGGCGAGATGCTTGGCGACCAAAAGGTTGGTTCTAACAGCATCTTGATAGTAGCCATCACCCCGGCCATATACCTCTTCTGCAGTCGCTCTAACCGTCTGCGAACCTCCCCGCGAGAGAGCTTGCGCGGAACGCAGACTATGAAGTCGCGCTTCGGCCGCGGCGCGTTCCTGCCAGGTGAGGTCCTTGCGCTTGACGTTTTCTTCGAGTTCTGCCTCTTCCGCAGCGATGGCATCGAGTTCTCCGATCAGCGTGACAGGGACCTGCCCCGCGGGGACTGGCGACCCGCCGTGGTTAAACTGCCAGCCTAGCTTGTGCGCCATCGAAATGGCCCGTAGACGCCTCTCTCCGGCCACCAGAACGATTCCGGCGGGGTTTTCTGGGTCCGTGCGGCACACCGGGGGGTGCAATAGGCCCGACGTTCTGAGCGACCGTGCGAGGTCGGCTGTGGCCTCATCGTCGAGGTCGCGGCGCTGCCGGTTCGGTAAGATACGAATGGCAGCGAGGTCGACTAGGTGCGTCATATAGGTCTCGTTTTAGGGTTTCCCTACTAAAAGGAATGGCCCCGCCATATTTATTGCCGCCTGGCGGGGCCACAACTTGGTTTGGCGGTCCTAGGGGACCAGCGGGGCTACATGGAGGTGTAAAGCCGCGCGTGACGCCCTAGATTTTGCTTCCCTCTACGACGGAACTGCGTTCCCTTAGCCCGCCTTCGCGATGCCGGTCACCTTCGCGTAGAGCGCGCCGTTGTAAGGCTCGTGCTCCACCTTGACCTTGCCCGTCCGGCCCTGGATCATGCGGAAGGAGAACGGCTGGCCCGGCTGGTTGAGGCCCACGGCCTCGCGCAGCTTGCCCAGCTGGACGTTCATGCCCTTGCCCATGTCCAGACCGCCTTCCGGCGTCAGGTCCAGCATGATCGACTGGCGCACGGTGTTCTTCGGGCGGCCAGTGACCTGCGAGACAGCATCGTTGTTCTCGATCACCCAGGGCACCTCGGCGCGGAGGCCCGACTTCGTCGGGTCGGCCTTGGAGACCCAGGACTCGATCTTCACTTCGCCGGCGGTGGCCAGGTACTCGCCCACGGGCACGGGGGTGCTGACGGTGGCGTTGGCTTCGGTGACGACGGCGTCGATGAAGGTTGCGGGGTCGAACTGCTGTGACATTTGACACTTCCTTTTAGCGTTTGCTTCGCTACTTCGTGGGTATGCTGCCGTACTGGTTACAGTCAATCTGAGGCGGGCAGCTTTCACCCCAGACACCCGCGAGGATGGTAGACTACCACCCCCGGCGGATTCGGTCAACGTGCGAGCTGAATCACGCGGCGAACGTGGTCTTGGACAGCCTCCTCGACTGCCGTCTGTTCCCAGGGACGCTCGCGGATGGTGGCTACGCTGTAGGCGTAGGCCATTGCCGTAAGGTCCTCCCGCGGGTTAGCCAGCTTGAGGTTGGCCTTCCCGGTGCGGTAGCCCTGCTCGAACGACATCGCCAGCAAGGCCACGAGGTCCGTGTAGCCCAGGTTGAAGCGGGGCTCCGGCGGTTCCTGCGGCTCCGGCGGCATTGGGTCCTGGCCGCGGGGCTCCAGCGGGTTCACTTCGTTTGTGTTGTCAGGTTTCGGTTCCATCAGTAACCCCTTTGGGTTAGCCAGTGAGAAACAGCTCTTTGCGAGAGCGGGTGCAAGCGACGTAGAGGCAGCGAAGCGCCTCCGGTCGATTCGGATTGATCAAGATGTCGCGGAAGTTCACGAAGGTCGACTGATAGGTCGAGCCCTGCGAACGGTGGGCCGTGATCGCGTAGCTGGGCCGAATGCGGTGGAACGCTTCCTTGATAGCCCAGAACTTGCGCCAGAGCTTCATCTTCGCGTACTCGTCGACCTGCTTCTTGTGGTCCTTCTCGGAGTCGGGATGGATTACCAGCAAGCGAACCCGCTGGCCTTCATCCTTCTTGACAGAGAGGGCCATGACCTTGAGGTCGGAGTACCACGGATGCTGCTCCTCCTCGACCTTCTCCACCACGCCCTCGGCATCAGTGTGCATGAGGGTGATGGTGCCGTCTTCGCCCGCGATGCAGGGCTCCAAAGCGATGATGCGATCGCCCACTTCGTAGGGGAGTGGGGTGATGCCCATGATCTCTTCGCGGATGATGCCGTTCAGCTTGTCCACGACGGAGTTCCGCCAGGCGATGGCCTTGGCCTCATTGGAGGAGAAGCGGCCGAGCTTGGCGTACTCCTTCAAGCGGGCGTAGAACTCGAGGTCTTGCATCTTCCAAACCCCTTCCTGCCCGTCGTTGTCGCTGGCGAGCCGGATTTGCTGAAAGGGCTTGTAAATGCACTCCCGAAGGTGGGTCGCCAGCTTCAAGATCTGGTTGTCGTGGCGCATCACCTTGACGAGTTCAGCCTTCTCGGAGATGGACCAGATCGGGGAAGTGAGTTCCTTCACCGGCGGGAGCTGCGCCGGGTCCCCCATGAAGATGAAGGGGATGCGGGACTCGCTCTGCGCCTTAGTGATTTCATGAAACAGGCGCTGGTTGACCATCGACCCTTCGTCCACGAAGACCGCGGAGACATCGCGGAGCTTCACCGGGGAAGGGTTGTAGGCGAGTTCCTTCACGTCACCGTTGGCTTCGAGCTTCAAGCCGAGGAGGGAGTAGATGGTGACGCAGGGACCGAGTTCGCCGCAGCCCGACTCGCGAAGGACCTTGGTGGCCTTGTTGGTCGGAGCGGTGAAGGCGATGCCCCGTTTGGAAACGGCCTTGACCACGGAGGTCACGCAGGAGGTCTTCCCGGTGCCCGCGGCCCCGCTGAGTAAGAAGAACTTCGGCTCCGGGTCGCGGCGGCCAAGGAAGGCTGACATTGAGGCGATCGCAGCTGCCTGCTCGTCGTTGGGAATGAAAGGGCGGGATTCGCTCATGGCGCAGTCCCTTCGGCGAGACGCCGCAAGCGGGCCAGTTGGCGCTCGCTGAGGAAGGCCTGCATCCCGTAGTTCTCCCAGCGGGTCGCCATGTCCTGCACGAAGGCGATATCGCCGTCGGTCAAGCAGCCCGCTTCGGCTTCGTCGAGCAGGTCCTCGTATTCTTGGCCGTCGGAGAAGAAGTTTGTGACCTTGTCGTTGTTGGGCTTCACGGCTTGGTCTCCATCACTCCCCCGCGGGCCTTCCACTTCTCGATGATAGCGCGGAAGTCGGGGGCCAGCTTGTTGGAGTAGGGGAGGTTGCGGGTCTTGAGGTCGGCCAGCGGGTCCATTGTGTCCCAGACCCACGACTGGCCGCTCGGCCCGGCCTCCCGCTTGGCCAGCACGACATCGCTGAACATCGCGGGAATCTTCGGGGCCAGCGCCTTGCCAAGGGTCGAGACCGTGAGCTTGGCGCCAGAGCCGTCCACCATTGCTTCCCGCTCGATGTGACCCAGCAGGATGAAGTGGCAACGGCAGGCGGTCAACTTGCGGAGGAGGTTCTCGAGGTTGCGCTGCCCGAGGCCCCAGTCCTTCTGGTCGATCGCAATGCGGCCTCCGACAAAGAGGTTCATCGCACAGTTCGAGAGGCCAGTCATGCCGTCGATCACTAGGGCCCGGTTGGTGCCCCAGCTGTCCACGCTGCCAAGCTGCCGCCCGGTGCGCTGGTCCGTGAAGTTGTTGAGGGCCTGAAGCAGCTTGACCAGCTGGTCGTACTTGTTCCGGTTGGAGTCGGTCGATTTGATCAGGGCCTCGTAGCTAAGGGCATTGACCATCTGAGCCGCAGAGACCATCGTGTCGAATCCAGCGCTGGGGCCCGCGACCTCATGGACGAAGAGGTTGGGCGGGACCGGCTTCCCCTTATCGGTGAAGTAGCCGTAGAGGGTCTCATAGCCCTGCTCGGTAGCGAGGAAGGCGACTTCGAGACCGCTCTCAACCAGCGTGCCGATTGAGTAGGTCTTGCCGGTGCCAGAGCCTCCCTCGAGGAGGACCTTGACGCCGGGAAGGGCCGAGGTTGTAGGCGCTGTGACGGGCGCTGCCGCCGGGACGGGGGTCGCCGGAGTTGGTACGGTGGACATCTGAAAAGCCTCCTTTGAGGCGTGGGTTCAAGCCTACCCTCTCAAGCTACTAAGAGGATAGGGTTCAACTCAGGCCGTCGCTGCGTCGATCAGGTCCAGCGCCGATTGTATCTCTTCGACGGCAGTGGTCAGGTGGTCCTTCGCTTCGCTCAGGTTGTTCGCGGCGTCCTCTGTTTGCTGCCCACGCTCGCTCTGCTGCAGCCCTTCGGAGAGGTTGTCGAATTTCTCCTGCTCTTCGTCGGCGATGCTTTCGACCTGCCCTGCGATGTCTTCCAGCTGGGAGTGGAGCTTGCCCAGCAGTTCACGCTGTTGCTTGTTCATGGTAGTTTCCTTGTTGGTGGGTTGGGTTAAGCCAGCTTCCCGTGCATCTTCTCGCGATGCAGGTTGCGGATGCACTTGCTGATGATGCTCCCACTGACGTTGTGGCCGAACCTGGCGCCGAAGTGCATGATGCGGATGATGCAGTCGGCGAGTTCCTCGGCCACCGGGTCGCTGTCGTGGGTGTAGCCGCCCATCGGAGTGTTGTCGGGCGCGAACGGCTGGTCAGTGCCGACACCGCGGACCCCCAGCGTCTCCTTCGGCGGCAGCCGCAGTGCCTCCACCGCCTCGCTCAGCTCCGTGTGCATCAGAGCGATCATCCCCAGCGGGGTGTTCTGGTTGAAGCCCTGCTCGTCCTGCCAGTCGCCGACGATCGCTTCCACTTCGTCGAAGACGGCGCAGAAGGTGTCTTCGAGGACGTTCAGCTGGTCCGTGAGGGTCTTCTTGAGGTTCTCGCGGGCCTGCCTCGCGCGGTCAGCCTCCAGCTGCGCTGCTCGCATCGTCAAGTCCACCGCGCTGGGGCGACCCAGCTTGCTCTTTTCCTTCTTCCTGCGTGCCATTGGTAAATTCCCTTGCGCTTTCGCGCTCGTAATAGTCCAAGTGCTGTTCGAGTTCCCACAAGACGACGGGCCTTGGAGCGTCGTCGAGCAGGGTGTGGTCAAAAGGGTTGAAGAGGCTGCCGGGGATGTGCAAGCGGCCGAGGCCGTTGGCCCCCGAAGGGGTGGCTGGGCAACGGTTACACCACCCATCGACTGAATAGAATAGCCCATCTCCGCCAAGCGGGCTCTCCACAGGGCAACGAGCGTAGACTTCCCCGCACGACGCGCAGACATAGACGACGGAGCGCGGTGTGGAGAGGCTCTCGTAGGGGGACACGCGGTCGGCGTAGCCAAGATAGCGGCCTCCGATGAAGAAATGCTGGCGGAATTGGGTGCCCATTAGGATTGGCTAACGGGGGCCCGGAACGGGACGCTGCTGATCGCCATGCACAGGGCAGGCAGGCTCCCCCGCGCTGGGCTCGGCCTGCGGCGCTAGGTGTGCGGAGCGGGCGGCCTGCCACGCACGCTCCGTGCGCGAGTCGTAGTAGCGGCCTGTTTCATCGCGTGTGATGGCTAGGC